CAGAAAAGGCGGCCAAAGAATCGTCAAAACTTAGAAGAGAAATTGAAGAAAAAATTACCGATAATCTTAATGAACAATTAAGTAATAAAGACACTGGTGTTGGGTTTAAACCATCTATTAGAAACGTATTGGCGGTTTTCTTTGCACAAGGTGAAGCGTTTATTCGTTTAATGGATGATGTCCATTCTAAAGCTTGGGATTTAAGAGAAAATAAATACAGACGACAAGCAATTTTTGGTAGTAATAGTAGTGCATTGAGTGTGGATGTTAAATCATCTACACAAAATAATGAGCCGATTTATCCTTGGCCTCAAGTTATTAAAGAAACTTTAGGTGATGATAAGGAAGAAAAATTTGAAATTGTTTATCCGGGAGATAAATCAATTTCAACTATGACAAAAGCTTATATTCCTGAAATATGGCCTGAGGTTGAATTTGTTGAAGAGTTTATTAAAGGATATACTGATAGAGAACCTAAAACCCCTGATTATGGTGATGAAACTAATGTGGTTACAAGACCTAATAGATTAAGTTTAAATGCTCTTGATTTCCCTGTGTCAAATGAGGTATTCCAAAACAAAGAAGAGATAAAATTCTTTTATGAAATTTATGAAAGAATTATGGTTAACACTTATTATTCTAAATTAAATAGACAATCAGGATATGATGCGAGTATCTTTATGGTTGAGGCTGAAGATGAAAAAATTAACATATTAAAAAGTTTAGGTAATGATAATCCATTTTTAACTCAAAAACTAAAACAATACTTAATTGATCAAAATAATTTCTTAACATTTTTAAGACACATTTCAAATCAAGGGGAAGGAGAAAGTTGGCAAAAATTTATAAGAGGAGAATTTACAATAAATTACCTTAAGAATAAAACTAACGTACCTTTTGAATTATTTAATCAACAAATTCTAACAAATGAGAGATCACAACCAAATGTTTCATTAACTGATGAATTAAAAATAATAGACTACATAGGAAATCAAACCTCTAGTAATGAATTTGATTTTTCTGATATGTATCCTATCACTAATTTTAATTGGTGTAAGAATTATCTTGCGGATGGGGAAGCACTTCAAAATGTTAATTTAGCATATAACACTAAAGACGTATTATCGTACAATACAACACATAAAACAATTTGTAATTTTAATAACGACGATACTAACGATAAGAAAAGACCTATAACTAACTTTAACTATAAGGCGGATGTATTTAGTCAAAATATTGACACTACTAATATTAATTTCAAAACATTCTATAATAATAGAAAAATTGAAGAACAGTTTACAACTGAAGGGAATTTAAATTATTCTAATTACGATGGGTTCTTAACGGAAACTCAAACCACTTCAATACTAAACACACCTTATTTTATAAACGCAATTCAAAACGGTGTTTATAATTATAGATATAAATCAAATGATTTATCATCATATAAACAAGCGGCATATCTATTCTTGAATAGTTTACCACTAGCAAGTCTTAGAGAAAAATATAGATCATATAAAGAACCTAACGATTTAAGTTATATTTTATCAACCATTAAAAAATTCGGAGCGGTACATAAATTACCATACGCTTGGGTTGTTAAATACGGATCAATTTGGCATAGATATAAAACTTGGAATGAGACTGGTGTTGATATATTAGATGAGGTTTGGAAAGATTTTGATTATTTAGGTAATTATGATCCCGTAACCTCGGCATCAACAAAAGTATATTCTTTAAATATTGAAGGATTCCAAAACAATATAGTTTTAGAAAATACGGTAAGCTCAACACCAAATTCAGTTGCATATAATTCAACAACTATGAATACAGGGTTTTTCCCTAAGTTGTATGATGATATGAATGTATTCTTACAAGGATTACAATTATTTTCGGGGGCAACACAATTAAATGGTACTTGTAGTATTGTTGGAACAACATTAGACGTTTATACTATTAATGATAATAACTTGGCTCCTGGTGAAATATTAGCCGGACCAACAGTAGATGTTAATACAACTATTGTATCCCAAATAAATGGTACAACAGGAGGTGTTGGTAAATATACTGTTGATATATCTCAAAATACATCAATATTAAATGGTACTTGTAATATTACGGGAACAACAATGGACGTTTTAACGTTTACCGGTGGTACATTATCCACAGGACAAATTATTTCAGGACCAACTCTTGCTCTTGGAACTAAAATTGTTAGTCAAGTGAGTGGTACTACAGGAGGTGTTGGACAATATATTATTGATATATCCCAAACACTTACAGGAGAAAACTTTACTGTGGTTACACCAAATATTTTTTATGTTACTAATTCAGCGACAGGGGGGTATTCACAAACTGAAATCCAAACATTAATTAATGATGGTAAAATGGTGATGACAACTAATCAAGATGGTAAGATTACTGAAACAAGTGGTTTTGATCCTAACGATAATGATAGATCATTAAAAATAACGCCTTGGTCAACAATTGTTAAAACAACTGAAGGTGATAAATATTTTATAATGCCGTCTTTTGGTTATGCAAAAAATCAAATAAAAGACGAGTGTTTTAAAAATAACAAAATGAAAGTAGAGGTTTCTAGTAATCCTGCGGTCTTTAACGGATCAGTTAGATTATTTTGGGGATCACCAAACTATGGTTATTTTGATAATACTAAAATTGTAAAACCAAATCCTGATTCATATTTGAAAGAAATATTGTCAGATAAGAAAACACAACAAAATTTTTCATTGAATGGTGATATTACAAAATACGATAAAATATCGGAAATGTTTACAACATTTGATACGGAAATATTAGATTACTTTGAACAAGAGTTTTTAAATTTTAGTAGATCAATTTACGATTTTAAAACATTGGTTCCAAGTGATAAAGATATTGAAACTCAATCTGAAAGATCATACAAGAACTTTCAATTATTAATGAGAGAATTATTAGTTGTTGAAAAACCATCGACTCTTAATTCTGAGGGGATGATTAATTCTGTTATTGAAAAACAAAAAACAACATTCCAAGGGATACTAACTAATTTCTTAGAATATAATGTTGTATTGAAAATGGGTAATCCATCTATGTTTGATAGAAGAACATTTTTAACATTCTCTACTAAATTCTTAATTGATCCTGTGTCATATCAAGGGTATAGTCAAGGAACATCAGGAAGTTTACCATCAAATGGTGGAACTATTACATTGGCTCAATCTAAAACCGCAAACCCTGAAACATGGAAAACTTTAGAGAAATATGTTGGATTTTCCGAAATACCTGAGTTAGTTTATTCTGATAATGGATCATATATAACAGATTTTTTTATTGATTTGAATGTACAATTTACTGAAAAAAATATTAAAGATTTTGCTCCGTTGATTATGTTATATGCAACACAAAAACTTAATAATTTTGAAGTCCCAACAAATAATGTTGTAATACCAAATCCTGTACCTACACCAATACCAAATCCTCAAATACCTCAATACCCATACACTGGAGGAACCAGTTTAGGTGTTCCAAATGGAACTTCAGAGGGAGCTAGTTTAAAACAGATTTCAACCCTACAGGATGGGAATAAAGTTTATGTTTACCAAGCTGGACCAAGATGTGCGTCGGTTATAAGAAATTCCTCAGGTGTGGTAATAAGAGAAACAACTTTAATAATAACTACTATTGATCAAATAAGAGAGTTAATAATTAACGCTCAATATGGTTCGTTATCTCTTAACCCTAATGATCCACAATTTATTATTAGTACTGTTAATGTAACTCCTTCACAAGTAACAACAACTACCACCACACTTCCTATTGTTCAAAATTTAGGCAATAGTGTAGACGGTGTTAAGTTTTATGGTCTTATGGACGAATACCTTGATAAATCTGAAACTTATTTAAAAAATGTTATTTCTAATTTAATGACAGGTGTAAGAGCTGGTTTACCAAATATTACAATAGAAGGTGATAAAGGTAATAAGTCACAACTTGAGGGAGAACAAACAAGAGTTGAGATGTGGGAGACATTTAAAGCATTCAATGATACGTGGGTTGCCGGTGGAGATTTTAAAACAAAAACAATGTTTGAAGATGTTTTATTATTTGATAGGGCAAGTAGGGACGTTGGACAAAAAGTTTATATTGATATATTCAAGATTAAAGATTTAATTGAAGGGTCGTTATATAAAAATAATATGTTGGATATTGTATCAACAATATTATCACAAAATAATTTTACTTATTTCCCATTACCGGCTTACGCTAATTTTTATAACGCACAAGACGCAGAAAAAAATCCTGTGCCAAGAAGTGAAGGATCAACTGAATTTGCTAACTCATTTTGGGGTACGTTCTTAAATGTAGATTACAGAAACACATCACCTAAGTTTTTATGTTATTACGCAAACAAACCTAGTCAGTATGTAGATATGAAAGATAATGTTGATTATAGATTTAGAGATGATGCATTTGATCTTAGAAGAGCAAGTGATAATCCATTAGTTGAAAATCAATCTAATAAAAAAAATTGGGATAAATCAAATAAAGTTGTTGGGTTCAATATAGACATTAGTAATCAAAATCAACAAATATTTAAAAACTTTAGTGTTGGTCAAGATGTTGGTAAACCTACTGCAGAATCTTTGGAGATGTTAAATCAAATGGCAAACCAAAGTAGAAATAGAAGTACAGGATCTCAAAACGTATCTTTATATAACTTATATAGAAATAGAAGTTACGAATGTTCTGTTGATATGTTAGGTAACGCTCTTATACAACCAATGATGTACTTTAATGTGAGAAACATACCTATGTTCTCAGGACCATATATGATTACTTCGGTAACTCATCAGATTAGTGAAGGTGAATTTAGTACAACATTTAAAGGTACAAGACAACCTTTTTATAGTTTACCTAAAATTGATAGTTTTATACAATCTTTAAGTTTGGATATAATATCTAAATTACAGGAACAAGTAAAAGCAAATGAAGAAAAGAAAAAAAACTCAAGTGAAAATGTGATATTCCAAAAAAATAATGTGGTTTCAAATGTAACTGGTACTGATACAATAACTAAAAATCAAGATTGTTCTGATAAAATTAATAGTGGTTATGTTGGATATACACCATTAGATAGTCCAGTATCAACTCAAATATCATATAAGGACTTTAAAACACTACTTGGAGATAGGATTGTCGCAAGTGGAATACCAAAAGAAACCACAAGTAATAGTATAACAACTATAAATGATACTTTTTTAAATTTATCTACTTATTTATTCTCATTTATTTATTTAGATTCTGCATCATCAAGTGGGTTAAAGGCGTATGAAAATAATTATAATACAATTAATTTAACCGAAACTTATGGGGAGGTACTTTCCACAACAACTAATAAAAAATTCTATTGCCTATCAAGAGGTACTAATTTAAACATACCAATTGTTTCATTTATATCTGCCGAAAAATTTATTGATTTTGCAATTTCTAGATTTAAAGATAGATTATCTTTAATTGACCCTAATCTTTCACTTGATATTGATATAGTTAAATTATATGTAACTAAGTATCCTAATGTACAACCTGATAATGTTTATACTGAAATGACTGAACAAGATAAGCTTGTCTTATCAAATAAAGTCACACAGGGGTTAAACATATATAAGTCATTAAATTAATTTTATTGAATAACTAGATATTTATAAATAAAAACAATTATGGATACAAAATTAATTTTAGATAACTACTTGGGTAAAAACACAAGAGTGTCAGAGAAAGATAAAGGTAATGGGTACAAAGAAGTTTGTGACTTAGATACTGGAGATTGTTATACACTTAGAATAAAAGACGGTTTAATTGAGAGAGTTGATAATACTATGAACACATTCAAAAAAATACAAGTCGAAACTAAAACAGGAATTAAACAATTATTAAACGGATAACCATGGCAATAGATAAAAAAATATTAAAAGAAATAAGTAGATTTAATTCTATTAACAAATACATAAGTGAACAAGTTGATCCTGCATTAGATCCAGCATTGGCACCACCTGTTGATCCTGCATTAGCTGGAGGAGCTCCACCTGTTGATCCTGCGGCACCTGTTGATCCTGCGGCACCTGTTGATCCTAATGCGGCACCCGCAGACCCTAACGCAGTTGCTCCAATTCCACCGGCAGCACCTATTGATATTGCAACCGATCCTGAGGTAGAAGAACTTGGTACTGAGGGAGAAGAAGAAGAAAACAAAGAAGAATTAGATGTTACAGATTTAGTTGCAAGTCAAAAAAATATGGAACAAAAACAAGAAGAATATTTTGATAACTTATTTGCTCAACTAAAAACTCTTGAGGAAAAATTAGGTGAAATGGATGGTTTGGTAACAACCATAAATAATTTAGAAACTAAGTTTGATAAATTTAGACCAAAAACTCCACAAGAGAAATTAGAACTAAGAAGTTTAGATTCAGGACCTTTTAATCAAAAATTATCTGATTTCTTTCAAGACAAAGAACCTGATATGGAAAAATCGGGTAAAAATGAATATGTTTTAACAACTGATGATGCTAATAATTACTCTACAAATGATGTTGAAACTTCATTTAATAATTATGATGACGAAGACACAAATATGATGTAATACTTTAGAGAGGGACATCAATGTCCCTCTCAAGTTTTTTTTAAATATCTTATTGACTAACCTACTTTTTATAACTATATTTTCTACGTAAACCTTTAATAAATATATACAAAATGGCGACAAACAATGTTTTAGATGCAGTTTTGGCTCAGTATGAGAGTTCAAAACAAAGTGGTTCTTCTTCCACTTCAAAATTCACACAAGAAGAAAGAATGAAAAAGTATTTCGCAGCAATCCTTAAGGATAACGAAAAACAAGGTCAACGAACAATCCGTATTTTACCTACAACTGATGGATCATCTCCTTTTAAGGAAGTTTGGTTTCACGAAATCAATGTTGATGGTAAATGGCAGAAGTTCTATGATCCAGGAAAAAATGACAACGAACGTTCACCTTTGAATGAGGTATATGACGAGTTAATGTCAACAGGTCGTGAATCTGACAAACAATTAGCAATACAATACAAAGCACGTAAGTTTTATATTGTTAAAGTAATTGACCGTGATCACGAAGAAGATGGTGTTAAATTTTGGAGATTTAAACACAATTACAAACAAGAAGGAATCCTTGACAAAATTATTCCAATTTGGAAAGCAAAAGGTGATGTTACTGACTCTGATAATGGTCGTGACTTAATCCTTGAACTTACAAAGGCAAAGACACCAAAAGGTGCAACATATACGGTTATCCAAACCGTTATGTATGACGATCCAACACCAACACATGAAGATGCTGAACAATCATCAACATGGGTCAACAATGATTTGACTTGGGAGGACGTATATTCTAAGAAACCTGTTGAATATCTTGAATCAATTGCAAGAGGTGAAACTCCACGTTGGGACACTGACGCAGGAAAATACATCTACTCTAATAATCAAGAAGAAGAGATTTCTATGGGTGGAAGTGTAAAGTCTGAAGTTAAAAAGACTGACCCTCAGTCTAATCAAGAAGTTGACGAAGATTTACCATTCTAATTAAACTTTAACATGGACACTTGGGAATACTGAGTGTCCATATTTTTTAAAATCAAAAAAAATGAGCAAAATAGCAGAAAAAATGTATGAGGCGTTGTCCTTAAAATATCGTAGTGAAATGGCAGAATCGGAAGCAACATTATTAGTTTATTTAACTTCACCTGTTGGTATTGGTGAACATCCACAACATCTTGAAGAAATGGATAAGTTGGTTGAAAAATTCGCTAATGCACAAGATAAACTTGAGTCATTGGAAAAAATTCGTAAATATAATTCAGTAATTACAGAATAACATGGCAATAAGAAAAAGAGAAATATCTTTAGAGTCAATCAAAGATAAGTACTCAACAAAAACAAAATACAAACCAGAAAGTTTTTATAATCTTGGGGAGGCTTTTTTGGGGTCATCTGGATTACCGGGACCTATTATGGGAGGTATAAATATGTTTTTAGGTCATTCAAATACCTCAAAAACAACGGCAATGATCCTTGCCGCAGCAGACGCTCAGAAAAAAGGTCACTTACCTATTCTTATTATTACTGAGAAAAAATGGTCTTGGGAACACGCTATTGAATTAGGTTTGCAGGCTGAAAAAAACGAACTTGGTGAGTATGACGGTATGTTTATATTTAATGATTCGTTTGATGTAATTGAACAAGCAACTGAATTTATTAATAATATTCTTGACGCTCAAGAAAAGGGAGAGATTCCTTATAGTTTATTATTTTTGTGGGATAGTATTGGTAGTGTACCTTGTCAGATGACTTTTGATGGTAAAGGTGGTGGAATGCACAACGCAAAAGTATTGGCGGATAAAATTGGTATGGGAATTCATTCAAGAATATCAAAATCTAAAAAAGAAGACTACCCATATTACAATACTTTAGTGATCTTAAATCAGCCTTGGGTGTTACTCCCCGATAATCCATTTGGACAACCTGAAATCAAGGCTAAAGGTGGTGAGGCGGTATGGTTGGCATCATCATTAGTGTTCTTATTTGGTAATCAGAAAAAGGCAGGAATTAGTCACATTGATGCGACTAAGAATGGTAGAAAAGTATCATTTGCAATTAGAACAAAAATTTCTATATTAAAGAATCACGTTAATGGTCTTGGGTATAAAGATGGTAAGATCATTGCAGTACCACAAGGTTATATTACAGACACAAAAGAATCTTTGGATAACTATAAGAAAGAATATTCTGATTATTGGGAAACAAAATTAGGATATTCAGATTATTCTTTGGATGAATCTGATGATGATTTTGACGAGTAAAAAGTATTTTCAAACGACTTAAAAAATTTAAATGGTCAAAACATTAATTGTTGATGGTAACAATTTATTAAAAATAGGATTTCACGGAGTTAAGGATTTTTATAATAATGGGGAACACGTTGGTGGAACTTGGTATTTTCTTAACACAATTCGTAAATTCTTAGAAGAAACTAATTTTAATAAAGTTATGGTCTTTTGGGATAGTGATACAAACTTATCACAAAGAAAATTAATATATCCAAAATATAAGATGAATCGTAAATCTTCTCCTAATGATAGGGAAAAGACTGATTCATTTAACAAACAAAAAACAAGGGTTAAACAATATCTTGAAGAGATGTTTATAAGACAATTAGAGGTTGAAAATTCGGAAGCGGATGATCTTATTGCTTACTATTGTCAAATCTCTTTAGATGAAGAGAAAACAATATTTTCAAGTGATAAAGATTTAACTCAATTAATTTCAGAAAAGGTATTAATCTATTCACCAAACTTAAAGTCGTATTATAGATTTG